ATGAGTAAGGGAAGTTCAAACCTATTCATCCGGTTCCGGCTGTACCGGAGCCATTCAAGAAATGGCAAGTTTGCCATTTATGTACGTTTCACGATCAATCAAAAGAGAGTTGAATTATCTACCAACGAGTTTGTAGCTGCTATTGCCTGGGATGCCGAAGGGCAGTTTGTAAAGGGCAAAACGGAAGAAGCGCAGACCATTAACCGCCGCCTGGCATTAATTAAAGGAGAGCTGCACAAAAAGTACCTGCAACTGGAAGCGCTGGGCAAACCCATTACCGCAGAAATTTTAAAGAACCTTTACCTGGGTGTTGATGAAACCCGCAAATCGCTACAGTAGGCGATGGATATTTATTATGACCGGTTTGCCGAAAAGGTAGCCAGCGGGCAGAAGTCAAAGCACAGTCTGAAATGTGTACACACCACCCGCGAGAAGTTGAAGGTGTTCACCAAGCATCAGTACAAACTAGCCGACATGCAGCTGAAGGAAATAAAGCCAGCATTTGCCGGAGACTTTGAGCATTGGTTGGTAACCCATGAAAAAGGCTGTAACAACACCGCCATGAAGTACATCCGCATACTGAAACGGGTATTGAAATTTGCGGTTGACCAGGGCTGGTTAGAAGCGAACCCGTTAGGCCGGTTCAAATGCACCTATGAAGAACCCAGCCGCGAACGCCTGACGATGGAAGAAATAATGACCATCTACCACAAGGAGTTTGCTTCGGAGCGGTTAACCGAGGTAAGGGATGTTTTTCTATTCAGTTGTTACACCGGCTTTGCCTACCAGGATGTGTACAACCTTACACCCGATAATATAGTAACCGGCATTGACGGTGAAAAATGGATTGCCACCGACCGCCGCAAAACAGGCACCCCCGAACGGGTGCCACTCCTACCCATCGCGTTAGAAATAGTCGAAAAATACCGCAACCATCCCTGGTGCCGTAGTAAGAACCGCTTACTACCAGTAAACACCAACCAGTGTTACAATGGCTACCTGAAAGAAATAGCTGAGCTATGCGGTATCAAAAAGTACCTCACCACCCACATGGCGCGCCACACGTTTGCAACAACAATTCTGCTGGAGCAGGATGTGCCTATTGAAACCGTTAGTCAGTTGTTAGGCCATAGAAGCATACGCACCACACAGATATATGCGAAGGTGAGTCAGAAGAAGGTAAGCCAGAACATGAAGGTGTTGAAGGAGAAGCTGGCGGGTTATACGTTGGCATTGAAGCAAGACAAAAGTTAATTATTGCTTACTAAGACTTAAACAAGTCCCATAAGTAAACGGTGGGACTTGTTTAAATGAAATAATGTATTTAACCAAAATTAAACTAGCCATTATCCTTGTCTGTAAAACATGTAGTAATGGTTGGAATATGTATTTATTTTATTAATTTTCAACAAACACCAAAGTTGTAAACTGACCCAAAATGAATTTTTTTGAAGACCTAATTAAATATCTTGAGTCAATTATTGTCCTGTTCACGATCCCCTTTGCATATCTAGAAATAAGAGACTCTAAATATGAAAAGCTACTGGAAATTCAAGAACAGTTAGCTGAAGTAGTTCTTTATAGAATCTCAAATGAATTCATGATTTCTCGGCATGAAATCAATGCAGTTATAAACTCCTACCTTTTACGACATAAATTCTCCCGAAACTCAATATTAATTGACGATGTCTTAGATAAAGTCGTTTTCAAAATAGAAACGAACATTTTTATTAGTAAAGAGGATCGAAGACGACTAATTGAAAGAGTAATTATACTAAGACTAAATAAAAGGTCAAACCATCTTTCATATTTTAGGTTTTTGAAAAACAATAAAAAAATTATTATAACATATTTCCTTCTTGGTTTTGCATTAGTAACATTGCTTTTCCCAAACAAATGGCAAGTTTTTCAAACATTAGAACAATATAAGAAATACTATTATCAAATTGGTATAAGCTTACTCATATCCGCAACTACATTTAGTGTTATAAGATTTGCTAGACGTGTTTTCAACCCAAGCGTTTTTGAAGGAGAACCCGCATTAGAAGTTAATACATTTAAACTTCTTCCTAATTACTACAATGAACACCTTTTCTTTTTAAACGGAAAAGAAGTTTTAAAGTTTAATTTAACAGATGTAATTTATAATATACCTGATAAAGTTGTTGAAACGGATCAAGGATGTTTGCCTTTTGGTATGATTAAGTTGTATAAAAAATTGCGACAGTATAAACTTGTTTTCAAGTCTGAAGATCAATATTCGTTGGAAATCTCAATATCAAAAGTATCATTTGTTAATGGCTCAATAGATCTTGATAAAGTAACCTACAAACTTCATTCGAGTAAAGCAGAAACGATCCAATCATTCTATTCACCCGAAAGCAACCTTGGGCACATTTTACTAAAAGAAGATTTTATCTCTTTTCATAACAATTACGGTCTAGCAGAAGGGTATAAAAGCATTACATCTGAAGAAAATTTGGTTATCTTAGATAAGGCTAGAAAATTAAAGGGTATCCAAATGAATGGGGTCTTTTGGGAATACCAACAATGCGATTTACCATCAGTCATGTAAACCCTAGTCTTTCATATAAAAGAAGTGAAGAGTTTAACAACGCCACCATTACCCTACGAAATTAATAATTTCTATACTATAATAGGGGGAAAATCAAGTTGTATTTCCATTGACTGCCAGTTAGTTAGTAAATAGTAATTGTTGTAAACTTGGGGTCCTTCATATCAATTTATAAATAAGATAACGAATCCTATAAGCGCTAATATAAGGATTGGATACTTCCAAAGCTTCTTTATAGTTTCAATGATATATTTTTTCTACATTCTCATATCTACATATGAGTTCTCCTTCGGTATGATGTTACGGAGAAAGGATTGGAATAATTTTATCTTTTGACACCTGGCTACTGGATTCTATCTACATTCCTTGAATTTGTAATATTTTTAATAAAAGTGATTATTCCACGCAAAGGAGTACAAAATTTCCATGGGAAAGGAGTACAGAAATTCCACGCAAAGGATAACAAAGCGGTTTAAAATTGGTAATCCTGCTTAATGAATTCCACGGGAAAGGAGTACAAATATTCCACGGCAAAGGAGTACGATTTTTCCACGGGAAAGGGACACAGAAATTCCACCGCAAAGGGATACAAAAATTCCATGGCAAAGGAGTACAGATTTTCCATGGCAAAAGATAACACCACAATTAGAATAGCCTGGTATTAGCCCCTTTAGTCTTCACAGAGCGTACAACATCATTCATACACATTTGGCACATCAACTGTTTTACATCTAAACAATGTTGAATGCCAAACAAAACGATTGCGATGCTAATTGTACGACGTCTGATCATTTTCTCATTGCGTGGGCTTACTATAAGAGCAATAGCGGCAGAACTGGGTGTCGGTGTCAAAACGGTAGTAACCTACCAAAAACGCATAAAATCAAGCAATAAAACGCCTGATGAGTTATTGGCAATGGATGATGCTTTACTGGCAGCGATTATGCAACCTGGTACAGGGCAGGTTAAAGCGGATCCACGTACCGAAGCATTCATGAAGCATGCCGAATATTATCTTTCTGAACTTGCCCAAAAGCGGGCCAGCAGAACCATACTGTTTGAAGAATATTCCAAACAATATCCCAATGGTTATAAATATTCAAAATTCTGTTACCTGCTGGCAGAAGCCAGTGCTGTAAAGAATGCGGTAGTACACAATGAATACATACCCGGTGATAAACTCATGTTTGACTTTGCCGGTAAAAAAATGCGATATATCCATCGGGACACGGGCGAAGTAATAGAAGTCCCGGTATTTATTGCCGTATGTCCTTACAGCAGCTTTGCGTATGCCGAAGCCCTTGAGGATGCCACGCTGCCACAGGTTGTCAAAGCGCTCAATGGCTGTCTTATCTATCTGGGTGGAGTACCTGCCAGCGCCAAAACCGACAATATGAAGCAGGTTGTTCTCAGGCCCTGCCTGTATGAGCCGGCCTTTACTGAAATGCTACAGCAGTGGGCGTTGCATAATGGTATTGCTTTGTTTGCGGCCCGTGTACGCAAACCCAGAGACAAAGGGCCTGTTGAGGTACAGGTAAGAATAACCTACGATCAAATTTATGCCCGGATTCGTAATGATGTTTTTTATTCTTTACGCGAGCTGAACGACGCACTCCGCCAACAGCTTGAAACCTTCAACAACAGGCCTATGCAACGGGGAAAATACTCACGCTATCAACGCTTCCTGGATATGGAAAAGCCGGTTCTCAAACCGCTGCCCGCCAGCCCATATGTAATTAAACACCGGGCACAAAGAAAGATCAGTTTCAATTACCATTTTAAACTTGCAGAAGATGGCCACCAATACAGTGTGCCATCGCGGTACATAGGTCAAAAACTGATTGCAGTATATGATACCCAGACTGTAGAGATCTATGACGGGCTGACGCGCATCCTGATCTATCCCAGGATACACCGGCCCGGTTATACCACCGTTGCTGAACATATGCCTTCCTCCCACCAGGCTTACCAGCAGCAAAAGAGCATGGATGCTGAGTATTTTTTAAATGCCGCAGAAAAGATAGGACCGTATACCTATCAATATATGCAGGGAGTGCTTAAATCAAGGGATTATCCGGAACAGGCCTATGATGGTTGCCGTGGCATCCTGCGTTTTGCACAGAAATCAGCTATAGGTACACAGAGGCTGGAACTGGCATGTAAACGAGGGTTACGCACAGGCAATTACAGCTACCGAACCATTAGTAACATTCTCCAAAACAACCAGGACAAGCTGGAATTACCAGAAAATGCCACTCAACCCGAGTTATTCCCTGTAATACATGAAAATCTCCGCGGACCGGATGCGTATCAATAACGCTGCCGCAGAAAGCTCTTTTTAAAACATAAAACAATTATTCACTCAAAAGCAAAAACAATGAACACTAACAGTACGCTGGAAAAGCTTCGTCAGTTAAAGCTCTTCGGAATGGCTGGCCAATACAATGCCATTCTTGAGTTACCGGTACACCAACAACCCGAAAGCATGCATCAACTCATTGCTCTGTTGAGTGACGCTGAAGACGACTACCGCAATCAACACCGGTCGGTTCGTCAACTAAGACGCTCCAAGCTGCGCTATGATGCCACCCTTGAAGAAGTAATCTGTACCCCTGAACGAAACTTGCACAAGGAAACGATCATAAAACTGTCGGACTGCAGTTTTGTAAAGAAAGGGGCAAGCATACTTATATCAGGGCCAACAGGCTGCGGCAAATCCTTCCTGGCTTGTGCATTGGCCAGGCAGGCTTGCCAGCACGGATACAGCGCTCTTTACCTACGGATGAACAAATTTATCAGGGAGCTCAATGCTGCCAAACTGGATGGTACCATTGCCCAAAAGTTAAGACATCTGGAAAAGATCCACGTAATCGTTTTTGATGATTTTGGGCTTCAGAAGCTGGAGCCTGATATCCGTCTTACGATAATGGACATTCTGGAAGACAGGTATAAAAAAGGAGCCACCATTGTTACGTCCCAACTGCCTGTGGCAAAATGGTACGAAGCTATCGGTGAAAATCCTACGGCTGCCGATGGAATTATGGACCGCCTTACGGCAAATGCCCACCGCATTGAGCTTAAAGGAGAATCTTTGAGAAAAAAGAAAGACGCTGATGGGCAGAAATAGTAAGTTTGTACACCATTAAATTACACGCTCTTTAAAAGACTCTCGGCGGCTAATCCTGCGGTCTCTTCCAATACCCCCTTTGTACTCCTTTGCCGTGGAACTGCTGTACTCCTTTCCCATGGAACCTTGTACTCCTTTGCGTGGAATAATCAAAAAGGCTACATATATAGTCAAACCAGTATAAAATTTGAAAATATGGAACTCTATTTAGAAAAATTATTTTCTGACCCCAGCTTTGGAGTTCTGTTAGGCATCGTTTCCATTTGGTATTCCTATTACCTTTCTCGAAGACCATCAAAAACCAATAGGCTATTATTTATTTCGATGTCTAATTATGAGAAAAACTTACCAAGAGAAACCAAGCTATTGATATATAACGACGGCAATAGTGATATCGTAAAAAGTGATGTTTTAATCCAATATCCGATAACAATAAAAGGAAATGGTAATTTAAATATTTCTGAAGTTGATATTAAGTACAATTCTTTTCAACAGGGCAATTTTGATTTTAGAAAAGTAAAGGAAAATGAATTTCAAATTGATTTTGATATAATTAAACAAGGGCATGGATTCATAATACTTATTATTCATGATAGTAAGAGGCATATGGATGAAACTTGGACAGACCTAAATATATCAGGCTTATTAAAAAACTTTGAAATTGAGCGAGACGACTTTTCGGATCAAATGGTACATAGGGCTAACAGTATTTATTTAGAAGTATTTATAGTTCTATCTTTTGTAGTAGCACTAGTTGCATTTTTCGCAAGAACATTACTTAAACCCTTTAATTTTAATATTCCATTTTTATATTCGCTCATGGGAGCTTTTTTGATTAGCGTTATTCCTGTTTACAATTTTATTTCAGCCAGAGTGGGACATAATGAATATAAATTATTCTGGAAATTCTTGAAAAAGAGTCAAAAGAAGTCCGAGTAACAATAATTTATGTTTTTTAGACTTTGCTTACATAAACATGCTCTTTGCTCTTTGATATTGACATAAACTCGTTTTAGATAAATCAGAAACTTAAATGGAAGAAATTTTTCAGGAGTATGAAAAAATACTTATTGGGAAAAAAAGTATAAAGAAAGGAGAAATACCAAACGAAAATGACTTTGCAAAAATTAATGAACGCTTTAAAATACCGTTTCCCAAAGAGTATATCGATTTTATAAAGTATTTTGGCTACAGTAATTTTTGGGGAATCAAGTTTGTTAGACTTGATGATACAGGGTTCTACCCGATAAACTTCGACGGGGTAGATAATGTTTTCGTATTCGCCAATTATCATTACTCGTATTTAATTGGCTTCCAGTTTGATGCTGAAGTTACTACGTACAAAATCGTATTATTTAACTTCGAAACTAACGGCTATTCAATAATTCCTGGTACTTTTTTTGACTTTTTAAACATATATATTGACTTTAAAAAGAAGAATTTCAATAATGAGCGATTCAAATTATTAACCGACAATTGGAAAACCTTTTTAGATAATATAGATGAAACAGCTAAAAGGTATAAGAAGGAAAAGCCCAAAAAAATTTTAATAGAATTAAACCAGTTTTCAGATCTTTTAACTAAAAATTTCCCGCTCATACTCATAGTCATTTACATTACGGGCTTCATTATTACTTTTGCGCATTTTTTGTCCCTAAATATTAAAGAATTCTCTTTTCTCGATTTCCAATACTTAAAAGCGGGCATTTTGTTTTACGCCCTTTTCATCCCTTCTTTATACTCTGGCATGAGGGATATTTCAAGGCTTAATAAATTCAAAACACATCGGTATTTTGGCAAGTATGCAGCATCCACTTCAATTCGTTATTTTACAATTGTTAGCTGTGCAATATTCGTATTGTACTATCAAAAGGAATACTACATCTCTTTATTAATGGTTGTTATGTTGTATCAGTTAGTTTACATAACATTTCTAGAAGAGAAAGATTTAGATAGATATGGAAATATCATTCATTTTGGGACGGCAATTATTTATCTTATTCTGTTATACTTTATTTGGGAAAAAATTGACGTTAGGGTTTTTTACTTAATTCTATTTTTTTCCTACATGATTTATGATGCAGCTAGCAATTATAGAATGATATATCACTTTTTTGATAGTGCAATATCATTAAGAACTCCTGTTATGGCATTCATAATTTTTATTTTTATTTTCGGCTTCTTTTTCTATAAAATTATACCCGCTCAATTGGGAGGTGGATTATTAGTTAGCAAAAAGCTTATTATCAATAGGGAAAAAATTCAAGATCTCCGAAGATTGAATCTTTTGAAGGATAGCGTCGAAGTTGCCGAGTTTAAAATATACTATGAAACGTCTGACCTATATTATATAAAAAATGGCAAAGGTCTGGTCTGCTTAAATAAAGATTTTTTCGTTGGAGAGTTTATAAGACCTCAAAAGCCATTTGAAGATAGCCTTATAAAGAGAAATAAATTATTGCAAGATCTTTTAGATTATTAATAATGCCAGAAATGGAAAATGAATGTTATAACTGGATTATATAAGAGTTTTGGTAATATTGCCTTGTCTGAAAGAATTCGCAAAATGAGCATCTAAATATTTAGCTAACCACTATAACAAAATCTGTATAAAAAATCTGAGTTTGTAAGATCTTTTTTGTTTGGTAACTTTCAACAAACTTATCTTTCCAGGACGTCCCACATCTTTTCTCGCCTTCCCATACCCTTACTTTGTACAGGTAAACCGATTTGTGAGTAAGTAAACAGTGATGTATGAGTGAGGTAAATAACAATGCACCGTTTCTGCTAATTCAGAAACCACAGGAGCTAATCAAATTATTTGAGGGGTTGATCGATCGGAAGATCCGGGAAATTGGCACTTTAACCCCAACACCACCGGTCAGCGCGGCCGGTGAATCTCCCTTCCTTTCCACCAAAGAAGTTCAGAAGATTTTCGGCGTCAGTCGCCAGACGATCAACGACTGGCGTGAGGCCGCCTATTGCCTTCCATTAAGATCAAATCGTGGCTGTATTTTATCCACGATGGCATGTAACTGAAATAGTTCCGTATATCCGTGCAGAAATCACTATTTATTACCGATGAACTTATCTACAATGTTTCCGGGCATGGTCGGTGAGCTGTCGTCTTTTAAAAGTCCAGTATCCGCTCTGCTAAATAATGACTGCATAATTAAGTGTCTTTCTGTTTGATCTATAACCTCTTCGTTCTGTAAAGACAAGTAAACATATGTTAACTGTTCCCTTTCTTGAGCATCCCTAAACAAATGGAAGGAACTAAACGTGAGTTTTGAAAGCGTACGTATTGTATATGCTAAAAAGGATATTATGGTGATTAAAACAACAGACCATTTTATTGCAGTCCCAGTGTTTTGGAATATTTTTTCTAAAGTTCCATCAGAAATTTTACCTAATATCCATATCAGTATAAGCGTCGCTATTCCAAGGCAGGTTATCAATCCGCTCAACCACCAAAACCCTTCTTTTCTTAGTTTTATCGCTCTGTTTTCCCAGTATTTAGCGGGGGCTTCCAATTTAAGTTTCTCTTGGTACAAATTCTCTAATTCTTGTACTCTTGTTTTTGTTTCTGTTAAATAGTGGGTAAGACTATTGGATGTAGCTGTAAACCAGTCTCCATAATGTTTATTTACTTCTAAAAGGTGGTTGTCTATTTTTGACGCAGCATCAACAACTTTACCATGTGAATTAGATAAATATTCGGTAAGATGCTTTTCTGATTCTGTTAAGTATTTATGTAAGTCTTTCTTTATATCAGTAATAGAGCCTTGTTCTGCTGCCACTCGATTTGCAACTCCATAGTAATCTTTTGATAGAAATTCACAAGCAAAAAGATATCCTGCAAATCGGTTTTTATCATGCACGTTTTGTAAACTAGGACTTGTAATAAAATCAAATGCGCCAGGATAATAATCCGGTTGGGAGTTAAATATCTTTATTAAGAACCGAGTTATAGCAGAGTCGAAAATAAATTTAAATGGCTGATCTCTTTCGAGAATAGTTTGTATGTTCATCCACTCATTTCCATTTACTCCTTTACCTACCATTTCGGCAATCGCCTTACGAACATTTTCATAAATAAGTTGGCTTGTTTTTATCTCCTCTGGAAGTTGATCTTTAATAGAAGAAAATCCTTCTATCTGATTACAAAGGAATTCATAAATAACGGTTATTCCGGAAATGGATTCACGAGAATTACTATGTACAAATTTCATCGAAACAGATCTTTCGTTGTACCAATTCATTATGGATGATTCCGCGACTTTAGTCCTTATTTCTTCAATCGTCATTTTGGTGGGTTAATTAGGTCTGTAATTACTTATTATACGTACTAAATATACTTATTTTAACAGATAACATTTTAGGTGATGTCATGTGTTCTATCGAAAAAGCATATGAAAAAAAGTAATTGTTTTTGGTGAGAGGCAATTAGTAAGGAGAGTAAAACTATACGTATAAATATAGAATTCTGCCAAAGGACTGCCGATGCACGCCAGCAAAGACTTTCAGCTGGTCGCTGATTCCTTAAAAGGAAAAACGAAACGTTTTTACACCTCAAAACAACCTAAACGTCCCTCCTTCCATTCAGCTATATAAACTCATAAAAGCCTGTTTAAGGCCGTTATACAACTCATAAAATCCTGCGATATAGATTCCAATTACGCAGATGAAGAATTCAGCCGCAAAACACAATGCAATTTAAATATCAGGTTACCTGGTAGGTTACCTTTTAGGCTACCATTTACTCATTTTTACTCATTGCCCAAATTTCGATTAGGTTACCTGTCGATAAATAAAGCCTGTTTAGTCTATTCAAAATGTCGAATATTGAGTCAGGCTTTTATCTTCTTTAATTGCCAAAAGCAGGGAATGCCCGATGTTGCATATTAAATAAAGAGCAACCATTAATCCCAATATAGTAGCTATTTCTGTTGAATTTGCCTAACACTCTTTAGTTAAAAATACCCATTTAAGTCTTAAATCTAGACACAGGCATAACTCCCTGCCTCAAATGTTGAAATTGTCGAATTATGAGGCATATCTTTGCTGTATCGAAATACGATACATTATGCAGTGGAGTAAAACTATACAGAAAAACACCGGAAGTGTATTACGCAGGCGTGATTTAGCTATCCGGGTGGCTGAAATCCATGGGGTTACAGCCGACTATGTAAGAAAGGTAATGCGAGGCGACAGAGAAAATGAATCTATTCTGGCAACGTCAATGAAAATTATTGAAAACGACAATCTGCTATTACAGGCCATTAAAAACATTCTGCCTTTCAATTAATTAAACCCCCAGATCAGGAAACATAAAAACAAACAGCCTGACTTCTTCTCCCGGGCTTACCATTAGACCTCCTTTGGTGCTTTTGATCTTTCCATACAGGATTTCATTATTGACCCTTTTAAACCGTTGAAAGTTGAAATTTATTGACAACAAACTGTATCTCGGTTTTTCCGATATGGTACAGGCTATTGTGAACGCCACCGATAAAGAAAAAGAAAAGGTGGAAGTGTATTTGCGCAAAGCAAAAAGCACGGGTACAAAATGCTGGACTTTCATAAATGATCCCGACGACCGCCGCAGGGTTTTGATCAAATACGAAGAGCTTAAGGAAGAATATAAGAAAATGGTGAAAGAACTGTTCGGTAATCCTTACGATTACATGGCCAGGGAACCAATTAAGCAAATGGTGCAGCCCGATCAGAAAGCTGAAGCATTTTTTCTTTCATACGCTTATAGGGATAACAAGTTTCTGCCTACCGGGCATATTACCAAATATGTGAAAGCAGCAAGCTGGTTAAATATGCTAAATACAATTAACCAGAATAAAAAAATCATTAAAAAGCAATTGAACTTAAATCTCGACCAGTTCTGGTGCCATGTATGCGACATTATTAAATCAGAAGAAATTGATCTGCCAGCAAGTTATCAACGCCTGCGCAATAAAATGACCGAGTACCAGCAAAAGGGCTATTCGTGTTTGATCGACTGGCGATTTGGAAACTCACTGGCAAAAAAAATAGATGAAGATGTATTAAAGAAACTGCTTGAACACCCCAATCAATACGACGATGTAATGTTATGCTACCTGTATAACAACTGGGCAAAGCAAAATGGCAAAGAAGAGATTGGCACCCGCATAGTTGGCGTTCGCAGAAAAGAATGGGAACATGAAATTATCGCAGGCCGCGAAGGCTGGAGCGCCTTTAATGAAAAATATGTGCGCCAGGTTAAAGGATTGCCAGCCCGCACAATGCATCCTCTGGCCCTGGTTGAATGTGACGATTATAATTTCAACTATTACTATACCGACCCCGAAATCCAAGGCAGCGGAAAAGATCTTCAAAGGTATGTTGGGTATATAGTAGCCGATAGCAGTTTAGGACTGGTTTTGGGTGCAAGTTACCGTCATGCTAAAGCGCCGGTTTTCGACATGGTGCGTATTGCCTGGATCGATGCCATGTATTATATCAGAAGCATCACTGGCGGCAATGAATGGCACCTGCCGTTTGAAGTAAAAGCCGATCACTGGAATCGAAAGAACTCATTTCCATTTTTCAACAGTATTGCCCGGTTTGTAAAACCCGCTGTTGGCAACAAACACCGGGGATATATTGAACAATTATTTGGAAGTGAGCACGCCAAACGGGCTGAAAAACTGGCGGCGCATAATGAGCTAAACTATAATGGCAACAACTTAACGGCCCGGCATGCCGGCGTAAATAAGGAAGTATTAAAAACGAATACCAAACGACGCCCGCTTACCGGTGATAACGCCAGTGAACAGATCAATAAGTTCCTGTACTATATGCGCAACATTCCATCCATTACTAAAAATGATTTGGAAGCGCTCAGCCGGGAAGAATTATGGAAGCAAAAGTGGAACGGGTTGAGCAACGATCAAAAACGTTCCATAACTGATATGCAGTTTTTGCAGCTGTTCGGTTTTACACACGCACCACAAGGCCGATCACTTACCATTACCAACAGAGGCATTGAACCCGTTATTCACGGCAACAAATACAGCTACGACCTGCCCGACTATGTGAACATGCAACATCTCATAGGCAGTAAAGTAACCGTCGTATACGATCCGTACGACATGAGCCGCGTGCTTATCACAGACCACAACAACATACGCTTTATAGCCAGGGAAGCAAATCTGCAACCAAGGGCATTGGTATATCAATATGACGGAAGCAGAAAGGCATTAGAGATGATACTGAATGAAAAGAAAGCTCAGATACAAAAAGCAGCATCACTTTCTGCGACCCGCGAACTTCAAATTGATTCAAAAGCGATCATGCTGGCAGGTTTGGCCCCAAAAGAATTACTCGCCGAATCGGAACAGGCATATTACGAAGAAAGTATTAGCAAAATCTCAGACCCTGATCTTTCAAACAGCCATTCCAATTCTTCTGAAATTGATGAAGATGCCTTTAACATATACAAAAGCATTCTTAACCGGTAATGCAGTACTCACCTCATACTGAAAACATCAAACTACACTTTTATGAATGAACAAAAAACGAAAAAGATAAATGCCTGGTCTGTTGCCCACACCAGCGTATACAACAAACTCACTGCGTACTTCAGCAATGCGCAATACCACCCCAAAGGCATACATGCATTGATCATTAATGCCAGCATGGGTAAAAGCGTAACTGTAAAAGCGTTTGCTGAACAAAATCCATCAGTATACTATGTATGTTGCCACCGGCACATGCCCATCCGTGTTTTGCTGCACGATATGCTTAAGCAAATGGATAAAGACAGCAGTGGCACCATTGCAGAAATGCTCAACAACCTGGTGCATCATCTTGAAAAAGAACCGAACCCGCTTTTCATCATTGATGAAGTTGACAAATTGAAAGATGAAGTACTGGAAATGTTCATCGATCTGGAGAACAAATTACACGGCAAATGCGGGCTGGTCTTCATTGCCACACCTTATCTAAAAAAACGTATAGAAACAGGTGTGAACCGGAACAAACGTGGTTTCGCCGAACTGTACAGTAGAATGAAAAAAATATTCTGGGACCTTACACCGGCAAAACAGGAGTTTAAAAAAGACGTAACGCTTATTTGTAAAGCCAATGGCATAAGCAATGAGCAGGAAATAACAGAGATGTACAATAAATGCGAACATGATCTGCGGGTTTTAACCGATTTGATCATTGCTTACAAAGCAGCGTGATGCGTACAAATCAAAGAAAATTCCACCCATAAAACCTGAGCAAATGAGTGCATTTACAAGAAAAGAGCTGTCGATAGTAAGCCATGCCATTACACAAGCTCAAGCTGAAATTCAACAAAAGGCAGGCATAGAAGTGATCTTAATTCCCCGCTATTCCGACAAGGTGGTTGAAAACAACCTAAGGGAATTGTTTGATGAAATATGTAATTGTTGGAATGTGCGATTAGCCTGGGTGAGTGATAAAAGCAGGGCAAACGACCGGCCCATCATGAGAAAGATATTGTGGATGGCTGGCAAGAAAAAGTTCCCTCATGTGCCTTACTGTTTGTTAGCCGGCCTTACAGGCACTATCGATCATGCAGGAGTTATTAAGGGAATCAAGATCGGCTACAACTGGCTAAACGTGCAGGATGAAAAATTCCTGAAATATTATAAACCTGTTAAAAGCTATTTCGATGAATACCAGGAAGAGCAAATATAATATCCGAAACTATCCGTTTTTTCCTGTTTTTGTTGCGTAAAAAACAAATAAGTATCTGAGATACAGGCAGTATTGAAAAAAGTGACCTCAGTATTTGATGCATAACAAAAACAAAATACCAACTGATGATGGACCTTGTTGAAAATGCTGAAAACCGTTCTAAGAAAAAGAGAATCAAAGTGTTAAGACCTTCTCAGATCGTTGCAAAAGAAAGAGATCTATACCCGTTTGAAGGTGCATTTCTGGAATCGTTCGGTCGCCCCGAGCGACATGCAAAATGGTTCATTACCGGACCGTCATTTGCAGGCAAAAGCTCTTTAATATTTACCCTTTGCAATTACCTCACGCAATTTGGTGTTGTTGACTACAACAATCACGAGGAAGCAGGTGGCGATAGTGAAACCGTGTCACATAAAATTTTGCAAACGGGCATGCAGGATAAAGATGGAAAAGTAAGATTGTATAAAGCGCCGGTTGAAAGCGACGACTATGAAACGTTCGGCGAGCGATTAATGAAAAAGAAATCAGCCGACTTTGCCGTGTTAGATAGTATACAACATGCTGAGTTGTCAAAAAAACAATACCTGCATCTTACAAACATTTTGTGCCATCCGAAAAAAGGAAAGTCGTTGATCTTTATCAGTCACTGGGTTAAAAATGATTTTACCAAGTTTGTTAAACACGACTGTGATATTAAAATAGAAGTGGTTGGCTTTGTTGCCTATGTAGAAAGCCGGTATGGTGGCAGCAAACCATTTCTTATATGGGAAGAGGGCGCAAAAAAACACTGGCGTAGAAAGTACAAAGAAGTGTTGGATGGCAAATACTGGCCTGGTAAGAAAAAATAATAACAACGTGTTTTTGTAATATCCCCGCTATAGTGTAAACTGTAGCGGGGATTTGTTTTTCGTGACAAAGAATGCTTGTGCAAATTCCCTGCAAATACGATTATTGTAGTGCAATACGTATGCGGGGAGTCAACACACTTTTTACAGATATTTTCGACCAATCAAAAGAGTCCACACCTAAATCCGGCAAAGGCCGTAACAGCCGCCTGCATGAAGCCCGCAACGAAGCCCTCGTAAGCCGCTACTTTTACTACGGCAACTTCTTCGATCGCAAACTCAGTTACGAATTCATCATCAATAAAGTGGCTTCAGAATTCTACCTCAGCCCTGTAACAGTTCCCGAGATCATCGAAGCTAATTATAATTTGCTGGTCAGGCTAAAGAAAGACCAACCTGCTATAAAATACTTCAAAGAAAAATGGCCGCACCTGGTGTGGTAACCTCAATCTAATCTTCATCAATATCAAGATCGGGTGTTTCAATTGTATAAACCGGTGATGCGCTGGCATCTTCAAATGCGGTTGTAAACAATATTGTTCTTACCCGAACAGCATCTTCCCTTACTTCTGTTGTTACCTGTAACCGGTCGAGCGGTTCACCAATACCACTACCTACTTCATCAGCAGGTTGCCAGCCCTGCAGGGCTTTATACAATTTTGCTTCTATTTCATAACATGCCAATGCCTGGCCGCTTACTGTTTCAGGTGCAGTAACAGGGGCAAAAGCAAGACGTAGTTGAATGGTAACACTTCCCCATTGAACAATCTCACTTTCATTACTGAAATCGGAAGGCGTAAAATCAATAAATACGCAGGGCCAGGAACTAATGGGCGTGGTATCATTTACAGCAAGCTGATTCCAGTCCTGTTCAATCAATAAGATCTCAGGAACAAGTTGTTGTATGCGTGCTTTTAATGCCAGCAGAAGCAAAGAGTAATACGATTGATACATAATTGACGTGCTTATTATGACTCAAAATTCGCCTATTTAGGGGGCAGTTTAAAAACGCAAAAAGTATGATACCGCAGTTACTGCGGTATGTAACCGAAAATACTGCAATGCCATGGATCCCTCATTTTGAAAGCCCTACGAATCGTTGCAGTTTTGTGTTGTCAACGGCACGGAATCATTTCAACACGTACCACATAGCATCAACAGTGAAAACAAAAATGGCCGGCCAGCCCCGTAAGGCTGCCCCCGGCTATTTTGAAAAGACAATATGCAGACAAATGAATTGATCGCAAATGCACTTACTGGTATAACAACAGCAACTATAACATGGTATGCAGCCAGAAAGAAGAACAAAGCAGAAACTTACGTAAGCGAATTGGATGCAGTAGAAAGAGCCGTTAAAGTATGGCGCGAACTGGGAGAAGGTATGCAGAATAAATATGAAGCGCTGCACAGGGAAATAGAAATGCTTCGCGGCGAAGTAGGGGTGTTGCGTGAAGAGAATAAGGAGTTAAAAGAAGAGAACCAGCGCTTATTACATCAAATAAAAACATTTTCCGGTGAAAAAGGCTAATGCAATATTCATAACCATTCTGGTTGTATATGTGGCAGCAATGATCACGCTGATGTTTGGCTGCAGGGCCAGTAAACCGCTAATAGATAATGTAAATGACAGTGCGGTTGTGAAGTACTATTACAGAGATTCCATTATCACCCTGCCAGGCGACACAATACAAATAAAAACAACAGTGCCCTGTCCCGAAGCAACATGGAGCACACAAGCCAAAAGTGGAAGAACAATACTTGTCGCCAGTTTAAACAAGGGTGAGCTTAAGATCGACTGTAAACAAGACAGCCTGTTATTGCGCATTTCATTACTTGAAAAAGAACTGACGCGAACAACCAAAACCACGGTGCATGTGCCGGTACCGCAGGAAGTGACCCGGTACCGAACGCCCTGGTGGGCGAAAATAACACTTGGTCTTAGCATCATTTTAATAGCCACCTTTTGCATTAAGAATTGGCGACTGTTGATCACCGGCGCAAAAGCCATTATAAAATTCTTTGTATGACGATTTCTGCAAAAGCACTTGAAATAGCCAACAGCCAGTTAGGTGTTCGCGAAAAAGGAGCCAGCAATTCAGGGCCGGAGGTAGATCAATACCTTAAAAGTGTGGGGCTCAACCCTGGTTATCCCTGGTGCATGGCGTTTGTTTACTGGTGTTATAACCAGGCGGCAGGCACGTTAGGTGTTCCCAATTTTCTAATAAGAACAGCCAGCGTATTACACCAGTGGAACGAGCAGCAGTCGACCAGAAAAATAGTGCTCGACAAAGTACTTAAAAACCCTGCTATCATTAAACCCGGCGCCGTGTTCATTATGGATTATGGAAAAGGCACCGGCCATACCGGACTGGTAGAAAAAATTCAGAGCGGATTGGTATACACTATTGAAGGCAACACCAATGATGAAGGAAGCAGGGAAGGTTTTGAAGTTTGCCGGCGAACAAGAAAACTGACATCGATAAAAGGGTTCATTCAATAAAACACATTATGACCAAACCGGAACAATATTTCAACGCCTATCCGCTCAGCAATGTGTGTTACGAAACCAGCAACGGCCTGTTGTTTCATGAAAAAAGCGTTGCGCAGGAACATGCAGCCTCGCTGTCAAACAAATCGGTAATTACTCATAAGCGAATAAAATCAAATGCACGAAAAAAAGCCGCTGATATCATAAAGGCTGTGCATGCAAGCGAAACATTACAGGCATTAAAGAACAGCCTGCCCGAAAAAGAAGACCGCAAGTCTATTCTGGCTGCTTACAATAAAAAACTACAGTCGTTGCAGGCAGTTGAGCAACCTGTTGAAATTTCAAAAATTTAAAATTCTCAAATTAAGATTATGTCATTACCCAAAGTAAGTGTACTCTACAGCAATGGCAACCTGTTACAGGACGTAGATGCTGTGGATGGGATAGCAGCACTCTGCGGCACCGGCTCTTCAGCCGGTCTGCTGGGAGTGCCCAAAACGGTGTACAGTCTTCAGGATGCTGAAGACGTTGGCTATACCGAAGCTGCAGAGCCAACGATGTACCGTCACCTGAAAGAGTTTTACAGCGAGGTCGCTGGCAACCAGGAGTTGTATATTATGACCGTTCCTGACACTATGACCATGGCGCAGATGCTCGACAATACGAATGCCGGCGGTGCAAAGAAACTGATTGCAGCAGCACAGGGCAAAGTAAGATTGCTGGGTGTGTTCCATAAACCGGCAGCCGGCTATAACGGCGGCACCGATTTTATCGACAGCCAGGTTCCCACTGCCATTACCAATGCAAAGGGTTTTGCTGAAGCACGCTTAACTGAATTGGTACCCTTACGTATTCTGATAGAAGGCCGTGTTCAAAATGAGGCAGCTGTTACGCCTTTATTCCACCCAACAACCAGCAGCAACGGATATGCGGGTGTTGTATTAGGTGGTAAAAATCCTGATGGATCAGCTTCCGTAGGTCTGGCCCTGGGCAGAGCAGTTAAATATGGCGCTCACATCAAGTTGGGTAAAGTAGCCAATGGCCCGCTCAGCATCAGCAAAGTTTATATCGGAACAAAGGAAATTAAAGACGTGGCCGGTTTGGCCGAACTGCACGGCGCTGGTTATATCAGCTTTATGCAACATCCTCAAAAGGCCGGTTTCTATTTTGGTATCGACCGCATGAGCAGCACCGATGACTATCGTCTGCTGGCATATGGCCGGGTGGTTGATAAGGCTGCTGTTATCGCTGCCGCTGTTTATGTAGAAGATCTGGAAGGCGAAGTAGCTGTTGATGCAGATGGTAAGATCGCAACCAGCGTTCTTACACACCTGAAAGCAAAGATCATTCAACAGATCAATGTGGCCATGGCCGATCAGATCAGCGGCGTTGAAGTGTATATTAATCCTGCGCAGAATGTTATCAGCACCGGTAAGTTAACTGTACAACTTCGTATTCGTCCGTTCGGATATACTTCATTCATCGATGTTGACCTGGGTCTCGTTGCCCCGGCAATTTAAAAAATAAATTATGCCAACATTTAGCACCAAAGAATGCGCGTGGGCGCATGTAACTGTAACTGTATTGGGCCGTACCATTGTAGGCCTGCGCGGTTTTGAATTTAAAAAAACTATCGAAAAAGAGCACCTCTATGCAGCCGGCGATAAGCCGATCGATATTCAAAGTGGCAACCAAAAATTTGAAGGTAACCTGAAGCTGTTAAAGTTTGAGGTAGATATGTTGAACGATGCCGCACAAGATGAGGACTATGCCGATATTCTGGAAGTTCCGCACGACCTGATCGTAATTACCTGTGATTATAAAAAACGGGACAACGACAAAACCCGCACCATCACAGTATCAGGTGTTGCCTTCAACGAATTGACCACAACTATGGAGCAGAACGCAAAAATGACCGAAGTAACGCTTCCATTCCTGGCTATGAATATCGAAGACAACAAGTAAACAGGCCATTATAAAAAATTGCTTAATCCCATCACATGATACAAACAGATAATAACAGCAAAGGAACAATTAAAGAAATAAGAGAGCGTGAACGCAAAGAAGAAGAGGCCAGGTTGCGTGAACTATGCCGGGAACTGGCGCATGAACGTTATGGCGAAGAACAGGTAATTAAATGGAGCAATCAATACAAAGGATTGTGGTATTTACCCGTAATGGACGAAAGCGGTGAAAACATCGAAGCCATTGCTTTAATGAAACCAATCACCCGCAACATCCTTTCATACGCTTCTACAAAAATTTCCGACGAAGGCCTGTACGCTTTCCTGGAACAATGTATGCGCGAATGTTTTATCAGCGGCGATACTTCCATTCTTGATGACGACGACTATTTCATTCCTGCAGCTATGAAGTTCAACGCCATTCTGGAAGGCAAAAAAGCGGCTCTTTTAAAAAGGTAAGCGATGCATCGGAGAAAGCCGAATACGATGTATTTGGCTTTCTTGAAACATTAGTGGAATACTATACAGGGCGTGATGCATCGCTACTTTCCGACGACGCCCTTGCAATGAAACTGGCACACATAACCCGCATTCGCAAAATGGAAGCGGAGCATACTTATAGTAAAACTTTAAACGGATTATAACGTGGCGAATTCGATAGCTGACCTCATATTAGCATGGAGTGATTTCAAGACTGAGTCTATAACTGCATGGAAAAATCTCAAGGCTGATACTATTCAATCTGTTAAGGGAGCCTGGGATAACACCGTAGCAGGCTTTAAACTGGTAAGAGAAAGCATGAGACAGGTTTCCTTTGATCCTATTATGAATTGGGCTAGAGGTGTCAGGGAAAAGAATGCTATATTAAAGGAAAGCTACGGAAGCCTCGGCAATACGATTGAAAAGCTTCAGAGGAAAATTGAGAAAAGTACCAACACAAAGGATATAGAAAAGTATACCAAAGAGCTGGGGGGGGTACAAAAAGCGGCGGCAAAACACCCTGGCAATTTAGCTGCTGAAAAAAGCAAAGGTACCGGTGGAACTATTCTCGGGGCCGTAGGTGGCTTACTTGGTAAAGTAAGTCCCATGGGTATTTTAAAATCTGTTGTTAGTAAGAATTTTAAGGGGAAAGATAAAGGGGGCGATGACGCAGACCCGGCGAGTGCAGCAAGTTTAGACAAGGCTGGTTCTGAATCAGGAGGTCAGGGGCTTGCGACAGTAGATGATAAATGGAAAAGTTTTCAGGGACAAATAAACGATGGAATAGGCCAGATAGGGCTTGCTTTTTTACCTGTACTTAATAGGCTGCTCGACTTTGGATTGAAGATCTCCGATACGCTATTGCCAATGATCATGACGGCTATATCGCCCCTCATGGAGATCATCAATTCACTACCTATTGAAGCCCTTTTAGAAAATGTCTTAACCATTGTTGGCGCCATCATAACCGCAATAGGGCCCATCATAGAACAGCTAAAGCCTTTGTTCGATAGCATATTCGAAATGCTGACGCCGTTGATGCAGAATATAACCGACTTTATAGTTGTTCTGGTTGAAGGGCTCGCTCCCATATTTGCCCTTATTGCACACATTGCATCGGCAGTGCTTGGCCCTGCGCTGGTATTTATAGGTAAAATACTTGGTGTTGTCATAAACATAGTTAAATGGATAGCGAAGATTGCAATGGCAATATTGAAACCTATCATTGATTTTGTTGCCTTGTTAATTGATGGCATAATGTGGCTATTCGGTCAAAGCAATGAGTTCAGCGGAAAAGATACGACCGGAAAAATGTTAAAACCGGTCGATCCTAAAAAAGACACAACATTCACGGCAACAGAGGCAGGCGCACAAATGGACAAAGGCCTTGCAGGTGCGGCAAAAACGACTACGCCAACTGCGATCAATACCGGGCAGTCTACTCATACAAAATCTGCTACTAAAACAGGCAGTGAAGTAACCAGTGGTGGCCCGCGGGTGATCAATATCAATGGCGTAAAGTTCGCCGAAAAAATAGAACTGTCTGTAATAAGCGCCAAAGAAGGTATCAATCACCTCGAAGCACAGTTACAGGAAATGTTTTTAAGAATCTTAAACAGTGGGGCAGTTATACAATGAGCGAATTAACCTTTGACCTCGACAAGTTATACGAGACCGTTTTCGGCACAAGGCCCTACAGGATAGAGGGGCGAGGCGGTGGCAATAAGTACAGTCAGCTCTCGGGCTCTGCATTAATGGAATACCATTTGGGCAAGGAGATATGGCTTCCCACCCGCTTCGCTGGGCTGAATATCAAACAATTCAAGTACAGCGAGATCTTTCTTCCTTATACGGTCGTCAAAATATCAGGTAAAAAAACAATTGTAAAAACAGCTATGGCTGAACGCCAGGGCACTGTAAAGGAATTGTACAGCACCGATGATTATTCAATAAATCTGAAAGGCTTTTTTATTGATGATAAAAACAGGACATGGCCCGAGAAAGAGCTGAAAGCATTTAAACGACTATTCGAAATGCAAACAGCCGTAGCACTGGAAAACGCGCTGACTAACGTGTTCCTGGAGAAAGAACGGAAAGTGGTTATCGAAAGCTTTGATCTTCCCGAAGTGGAAGGTGGCCGTAAGCACGTTAGGCCTTTTAATATTCAACTAGAAAGTGATAGCATATTCACATTGGAGGTAGTATAATGTTTAAAATGACATCTACTGTATTCGTTGAGGGTTTTAAAGATACAATTAAACCCAATGCTATAACATGGAAAAAGAGTGTCACTGATTACAGCGACACTGCTACCATAAAGCTTCCTGCCATTGCCATGCTAAAAAAGGAGGGAGAAGAATACGACCGCGTTGAAACTGGTCTTCAATTCAAAGAAGGTTTACAAATAACCATTTCGTGTGGTTATGATGGTGTGTACTATCGGCGGTTTAAAGGGTTCATCAGGCAGATCAAACCTAATGTGCCACTGGAAATTGAGTGTGAAGGATACAGCTACCTGATTAGAAAGATACAGTCATTCAACAAGAGTTACAGAGCAGGCATTAAAATGAAAGCAATACTGGCCGACCTTATAAAAGGAACGCCAATAACATTAAGTGACGCCATTCCCAATGTAACCATTGAAAGCCCGGTTAATTTTTCAGGTAAGTCTGGCATACAGGTACTCGACTGGTTCAAAGAGAAAATGCTGATGACCGTTTACTTCAATGGCCCTGAACTGTACGTTGGCCTTAAGTATGCCAACTTCAAGAAAACGATCAAACTGCGGCTTGGCTGGAATGTGGTTGATGATAACGACCTGAAGTTTAACCCTAAAAAGGAGTTAACTGAGGTAAATATTTCCCTGAGCGCAAAGCAAAAAGACGGGAAAACACATTATGCAGATCCTAAAAGCAAAGAAAAAGGTGGCAAACAGGTAAAGATGAGCGTAAGGGTAGATAATGAAACCCTGAAGAAAATATATGACGATCAAAGACGAAAACTGTTGAATCGTGGCTATGAAGGATCGCTTACTGCATTTCTTATTCCTTTTGCTGAACCCGCCATGGCCGTAGAAATTGAAGACCCGAAATACCCGGCCCGCTCGGGAAAATATTTTATCGAAGCGGTGGAAGGAGAGTATGGTGCCGGTGGCGGCAGGCAAAAAATTAAAATAGAAGCAACCTTATAACATGGGAAGAGAAGAACAAATACGGCAATTGCTCGATGAAAGAGCAGCCAGGGTTGGACCCTCGCCTACCATGTTGGCCACTGTGCAAAGCGTGGATGAAGCCGAAGGGACCTGTGTACTGTGGGACGAGGAAACAGCGCTGGATTATTATGATGTTCGTTTACGACCAGTATTGAATGGTAAAGAAAGCATTACCATTTTTCCGAAGGTTGGCAGCTGGTGCCTGGCGGTACGCCTTGAAAACACAGAAGAATGGGGTGTGGTTGCTTGCACGGAAGCAGATAAATGGCGCCTGAAGATCGGAGAAGCGATCATTGAACAGGATGCCACCGGATTGCAGATCAAAAAACAAAACGACACCTTATTGCAGGCGCTTGAATTAATTATTCAGGCAGTAATGAAAGTAGCTGTGATACAGGGAACAAACCCTGATTATGCAAAACTGCAACAGGCATTAACCAAGATCAAAAAAATACTCAGGTAATGGCATTAAGTAAAGATGTATTAGGCGCTGCATTGTATAACAGGGCGCAAAGCTTCAACGATCAGGAAGAAAGCCTTGACCAGGCGCGTCGCGACTTCTGGAAAGCAGTGGCAGAGGAGATCATTAATCACATAAAAAGTAACGCTACGCTAACAGTTCCCGGAACTGGCCTGGCTGCCCCTCCGGGCGGTGGTCCTGTAACTGGCGTTAGTATAAATGGAACCATATTATGATTGACTTATTACTTGATAGTACCAATAACGATCTGCTGATCGACTCAACAGGCAACTGTAAAGTGGGCAACAGCGATCGACAGCATCAGGCTTTATTGCTGCTTTTTGATAAAGGAAGTGTAAAAGAAAACCCCGGCACCGGTGTTGGTGTATTCAAACACCTCGAAGCAGAAGGAACTGCAGCATTTTTGCGCGAAGTAAGTATGCAATTCAATATGGATGGCATGCAGATAAACAAAATAGCTTTTGAAAACAACAAACTGTCGATAGACGCTCCATACAATGACTAAGGTAACAGTATCATATGGCCAAACCTGGTTCGACATTGCCATGCAGGAGCTTGGTGATATTGAACGCACAGTTGAGCTGGCCCAACTGAACGGCCGGTCAATCACCGATGCTTTGGAAGCAGGTGAAGTATTGAATGTGCCCGGTTTCGACTCCACCAAAAGAAGCATTGTTCAATTATTTCTTACCCAGGCCAATAAGCCGGCAAGCGGAGATACATCAATTGCAGTGGACCCCGAAACCGGCGGTAACGAGGGCATCGAGTTCTGGGCACTTGAAAATGAATTTATAGTTTCTTAAAATGGAATAAGTATGCTGAATAATTATTACAAACCAACATCAAAAAAATTATTGAAAATATCCCTTGCCCTTCGTGGCATGGTAGCCACTATCAGTGGCGCCGCTTATTTTCAAAACGACCTTAAAGCAGCATTCTGGTTCCTGGTGGCAGGCGCAGGCATCGAATTCTTTATTCAATGCATTGAACCGAATACCAACAAACAAAGGAAGTCAATATCGGCTGTAGACATTACAAAACTCAATTAAAACTGCTTCCACACCGCATCATCTTTTTTACAATAAAATATTACGCAAATAATGGCACGCACTATTACTGAAATACATGCCGATATTACCGGTACCCTGGTAAATGAATTCGCTGCTATTGATATTACGATCAATCCGGCTACCTGGAGCAGGGTCAACCTGTTAAGGCTGATCACTTATATCGTGGCCGTGTGTCAATGGACCATTGAACAACTACAGGACGCACATAAAGCGGAAGTAAATGAGCTCATTGCTGCTAAAAAGCCGCATTCGTTACGCTGGTATGCCGAAAAAGCAAAGGCATTTCAACTTGGCCGGAACCTGGTGCCGGAGCAGGATTATTATGATAATACCGGCATTTCAGATGAAGATATAGAAGCCTCCAAATTGGTAAAGTTCGCAGCTGTTGTTCGGCAGAAAAGAGCCAACGGACGTGTATATCTCAGGATCAAAGCAGCAACAACCACGGGCAATGATCTTTCCCCACTCAGCGTGGAGCAAGTGAAGTCGCTACGTGAATACTTTGACAGAATAGCAGATGCGGGTGTAGATATTGAAGTTGATAGTCAGGAGGCAGATCGTCTTCAGTTGAAATTGGATGTCTATTACAATCCTCTTATCCTTGGCACCAATGGCAGCAGGCTCGATGGTACAGATGGCGCCCCGGTTCCAAACGCAATCAGGGCCTACTTGAAAAACCTACCATTTAATGGCCTCTTTGTGTTGGCGCATCTTGTGGATGCATTACAGGCAGTGGAAGGAGTGGAAATACCTCATTTGACCGAATGTCAAACCAGCTATGGCGCATTCGAGCCCGACAGTGTTGATGTTGAGTATGTACCCGATAGTGGATACTTACGCATTGACGATGCTGATTTAAGTATTCGCTACATAGCACATAGTCAGATAAAATAACCTGAACGGATAAGTTTTGAACATAGCAATCAAAATCATACTTCTTCATGAACCAACGCATTTTCGATATAAGTTATAAAAAGCTCACTACATGGCTGGTGCCTGAAGTATTGCGCAAATCGAGAACAATGGCATTGTTAAGTGCCCTGGTAAGCCCTGTGGTGTATATATACAATCTGTTTTTGATCAACAGGCGCAATAACCTGTACAAGCTGATGATTACGCCGCAGGTTTGTTATGTTGAAATGGCGCTTAATGACAAATACGATAGCAGTAACCGCCAGATAAAAATAGTACAACCCAAAAGAAAGGACCCTTTGTTCTTATATAAAAAATTAGAAACCAGGCCGGTTCGTCTATATACTAAAGGGGAAGCTTCAAAACCTAAGGTATGGCTTTATCAAAAAGGCGAAGCCAGCGCTTTTCAATATGATTTTATTGTACAGGTACCGGCAACCGTTTCTTTTAATATGAATGAAATGACGGCAGTAATCGACGGATACATTCTGCCAGATAAAGTTTATAAAATCTCAATTGTGTAAACATGTATAAACGAATTGATTTTTCAAAACTGGAAGGACTAGCGACTTACCAGGATACGCTCGACTTTTTGCAAATCTCGTACCGGGAAGCGATCAGTGCTGTAGCAAGGGCATTTGGAAGTAAAGTGATCGTAACCGGTGTCACTGACATGGGCACTACTTATGCCGACGGATGGGTGATCATTGATGGCGAACTGATGCCTTTTGCCGGCGGTTTAAAAACCGACCGCATTGTGGTGGAAGAGCTGACCGACACCGAAATTTTTAATGATGGCTCTATTCAAACGGTATATTATACCAAACGGGCAAAACTGGGTATTACCGGCGGCTTTGCATTCTCCGACTTTATCAGGGTTGATACCATGTCGGCTATCAGCCAGGGATTAAAAAGCCTGGTCACAGCGCATAATAACCTGCAAACGGTTTTTAACACCCACAGGCATTCATGGAACGATATAGACAATAAGCCGGCCACATTTACCCCATCGGGGCATCGCCATAACTGGAGCGATATCGATAACAGGCCGCCTTTCAGTATTCTACATGCAGGTTCGTATCATTATGGTAACATTCCTGGTGCCGATGCATATGTAAAGATAAGTTTCCCATGGGTTCCCACGCCCAATTATGTTGTAGTAGGTAGTTTGGTAAGTGGTAGCGCCTGGGATTACTGGGCGAGAGACAATAATGCAACCTGGACGGTGAAAGATAAAACGAATGACAGCTTTTACCTGCTATTGCAAGACCACTATAGCGATAACCTGGATATCTTTTTCGATTACGCTTTAATTTCTTTATAACACATGGCCATACAAAACATAAATACACTTAAGAGCTGGTTTAAGCGAGGCTTCAAACCACTTCAACAACAGTTTTACGACTGGATGGATAGTTACTGGCATAAAGATGAGCAATTGCCTGTTTCGTCGGTGAACGGCCTGGAAAGCATTCTGAATATGCTGCCTACACAGGAATCAATATACGCCTTACAGACATTATTCCTTCCAACCATCATCAATGCCACGGCCGATCATGTGTATACATTAAAAGCAAACAGCCGGCTGGAGTCTGTGATCATTATTCCTTCGGCCGAAGTCACCATTCGCATTGGCACATCATATGGCGCCGAGGATGTTATGATACAATCATTGATCATGGCAAACGAAACTTTCATCCTTGACTGTGCGGTTTATGCAGTTGCCGATAAGTCGATATATATAAACGGCATCACGAGCCCAACACAGTTATTAATTTATAAACGGTAATACAAACCATGAAACCTATTCTTGTTTTTGCCTTTGTATTTCTCTGTGTTCACGTATTTGGTCAGCAAATACCCAGTCAGATACAGGCTAAAAGAGGTGTTTTTACAGAACAGCTTTTTTTGAAAGATCGATGGATCGATGGCATTTCAACGAACCTGAATTCAACAGATTCCACCAGCCACAACCTGCTGGCAACTGGTGACGCCATCAGGCTTTCAAAAGATTTTTTTATACAGACCCATACATCGGCGCCCCAACCTGCAAACTTTCAAATATTGGGAACTGCTACTGTAAGTTCAAAAAACAGATACTGGTATACATATGCTGATAGCTATGCGGCCCAGTTGACGGTTGCCCAGGGCGCTTCGCAATATGGCCTTTGTATACAGCGGGCCTCAAATGACCTTGGGCCTGCTGATATTGTTAACTACAAGAATTATAATACGAGGTTCAATATTATCATCCCTCCAGGCTTAGGTGAACGAATGGGTGTTATTGACTTCAATGGGGTTACAGGTAATCTTACCACTACAGCACCAATGACCATAGACGGAACCATTGAAAAGAATGCACCTGCCTATAAAAGCGGTGGGTTCATTTTTTATACAACAGACTCCACAGGTCATAAAGACAGACGAATGGGCATTAATGCAAATGGGAATCTGATGATCGGGTATGCAATGGAGAATAATTACAAACTCAACGTATTTAACGGTGATGTCAGGTTCAATAGTCTTTCAGGAGAAGGAGACCTGCTGGCGGGCAGTAATAATGATGGTGTTATCACTAAAATCTTTCCGGGTGAAAATATATACGTTGAAAATGGCCGGTTAAATGCATCAAACGGATTACCATACCTCGATGGTTACAATAGATATATAGCTGTGTTAACCCAATCGGGACAAGGCGATCCTGTTGTACAGGTGATCGCAAATCATTTGGGAGAAGATATCACATGGACGCGTACTTCAACCGGTAACTATGTGGGCTCTCTTCAAACAGGAACGTTTGATCCACTCCTTATGTGGTTAAGTTCACATCCGTCTGATCCATCTGGTAACGTTGTTAACACCCGGCTCTTTCAAAGTGGCGCCAATACACTAAACTTAAATGTAAAAGGTAATGCTATGGTTGACAGGGATGACTGGTCACAGATTACAGTAGAAATACGGCGTTATATAGGTTATCAATAAACAAGCGCTTTTTTATGAAACTATACTTATCAATATTACTTGTCTTTATTTCAATTTACGTACAAGGTCAGCAAACGCAGGTACAGGCCAAAAGAGGCGTTTTTACTGAACGGCTTTCCGTTAGTGGCCACTGGCTTGACAGCATCTCAACCAACCTGAATAGTGACGATAGTACCAGTAATAATGTTGTGGCCACCGGAAAAGCAGCGGCTGATTTTATACGATCTCTATCAGGGCGCGTCATGAAAAATCAATTAACTGCTCCAGGTGTACAAGCTGGTAATTTTTGGGTGCAGGGTACTGCTGTCATGGGCAACGCTCCCGACTTTCAGCAACAGCTCATTGCCGGCCTTCCGGCCCAGGCATATGTGACGCATACCAGGTTTGGCTACGGTCTTGGCATTCAACGGGCATCAACCGACAAAGGCCCGGCAAGCATTGTATTTTTCAAGAACAATGCATCTGATTTTAATACATTGAACGCGGTACAACCCGGTGATACTATCGGAAGCGTGGTTTTTTCACAATATCCTGACAATAAAACGCAGATTGTACCTGTAATGAGCATGCATGGCCTGGTGGAAAAAACAGGCCCCGATTATTTGAGCAGCGGCTTCATATTCAATACCACCGATCTCGATGGATCGTATGCGCAACGAGTATGGCTAAATGCAGAAGGGAATTTATTACTGGGCAATGGATCAGGCAACCCTTATAGGTTGAACGTGGCAGAAGGAAAGGTAAGGTTCAACAGCCTTGCAGGTGGGGATAGTATGTTGGTTGTAAGTAACAATGATGGCGTATTGGCCGCATTGCCGCTTGGCGAAAACCTGCGTTTAGAAAACGGTTTTTTACATGCTGATGTAGGGCTGCCAGGATATCAATACAAACAATATATTGCTTTACTGAGCCAAACAGGTGAGAACGCACCCCATGCCAATGTATTTGAAAATACGCTTGGCGACATAGTCTGGACCCGCAATTCCCCAGGCAATTATACCGGAACAATTACAACTGGTAGTTTAAGCAATAACAAGGTTTTACATGCAGAAGCTTCTGATGGTGCCGGCAATGTATTCAATGCGCGTCTGTTTGCAACGAACAGTTCTACGCTTACCCTGATAATAAGAAATGGGTCGTCAACAAATATAGATGGATGGTCAAACATCTCCATTGAAATACGCGACAATTAATAAACCAATGCAAAGCATTTAAAATGAAACTATTCATTTTTATATTCTCTACACTAATTTCACTTTACGCCTCCGGCCAGCAGTTAACTACTGAAATACAAGCCAGGAAAGGGGTCTTTACCGAACGATTATATTTGTACGACAAATGGATAGATGGTATTTCAGCCAATTTGAATTCAGATGACAGTACCAGGGACAATGTACTGGTAACTGCCAAAGGCGCATCGGATTTTATGCGTTTTAAGTCAAAAGATGCCATTCGAAATCAATTCTCCGTTCTGCAAAGGGCTAATGTTTGGCTTCAGGGAACGGGGGTAATAAGCGCTCACCCTAACTATAGAAAAAATCTGGCAGCTGATTTACCTGCCCAAATGTATGTTACACAAGGTAGTGGTCAATATGGGGTGTCTACACAAAATGCATCCAATTTATCCGGTCCCGCAGATATTGTATTATTAAAAAACGCAGCGCCAGATTTCTTTTCATTACAACCCTTGCAACCTGGTGACTCAATAGGAAGTTTCATATTTTCAGGAGTTGCCGGTAATAACAGCACCGTCGCAAACGCAATGAGCATGCATGGACTGGTTGAAAAAACGGGGTCGTATTATATAGCCAGCGGATATGTTTTCAATACTACTGATTCAAACGGGGTCTTTGCGCAACGCATGTGGTTAAACGCGCAGGGTAGTTTACTACTTGGCGAGGCAACTACCAATCCATATAGATTAAACGTAGCTAGTGGCGATGTAAGAGTAGGTACTCTTTCCGGATCAGGGCTTATACTCACGGGTAGCGGGGGAGATGGTGTGTTAACAAAAATTCAACCAGGAAATAACGTATACTTCAGCGGTAACACGTTGAACGTGGCAGTACCAAAATCAGATAATAGCTGGAAATATGTTGTGACTTTATCTCAAGCAGGTACCAGTGCCCCACAACCTCACATCTTCCAAAATAGTATGGGCAACATCGTATGGACACGTAATTCACCCGGTAATTATACCGGCACGCTTATCGGCGCTTTTCAACCTGGTTACGTCTGGATGGAAAGTGAAGCTTCTGACCAAAACGGTAATGCCGTGATCACACAACTGTTTCGAAGTGGGCCTGGCCAGGTAACCCTGATTGTAAAAGATGCAACACTCACGAATATTGATACCTGGACGAACATTTCAATTCAGATAAGAGAATGGCCGACCCTTTAA